ATCTTTAACTTTCCTTTCTTGCTCAAACGATGACAACCAACCTACTTGCAATTGTAATGCATGGGTAAGACAAGAAGGGCAAATAAGAACAGTTATTCCAGTAGAATTGGACTGTGAAACAAATCAACCTATAAATTTACCAGAAGGATATACTTTTTTAGGTTGTGATAACGATAATACTCCGTAAATTATGGCAAGACCAAGTGAATATAATATAAAAATATGTAACGAAATTTGCGAAAGAATTGTTTTAGGAGAACACATAAAGCCTATTTTAGATTCAGATGATAAATTTCCAACATTCCCTACTTGGTGTAAATGGAAAAGAGATCACGACGAATTATTTAACCTGTACACACGAAGCATACAAGATAAAGCCGAAATGTTAATCTTTGAAATTAACCAAACAATGCAAGATGTTAGAACAGGAATTTTAGACGCATCACAAGGAAGATTGATAATTGACACTTACAAATGGATGGCTTCTAAATTCTATCCTAAAATGTTTGGTGATAAAGTTGATGTTACTTCAGGAGACAAGCCAATTCAAGTTGCTCCACCTCAAATAGTTTTTCAAGCTCCTAAAGAAGAAAATGAGTAATGTTGTTGTACATCCAAAATATTATCCTTTATTTGAATTATTAGAAGGTAAACATGCCGAAGTCGATACTGTAATTATTACAGGTGGTCGATATTCGGCAAAATCTTTTAATATAGGGTTGTGGGCAATAATTGGATTAGTAAATTACGATTATTCTGTACTTTTTACACGTTATACAAACGTTTCTATTGTAGATTCGATTAAACCAAACGTAGATGATAAAATCGAATTATTGGGTTATAATTCATACGTAAACAATACAAATACTCACATAGAAAAAGGTAAAGAACGCATTGCATTTAAAGGTATAAAAACAGGATCAAGTCAACAAACAGCAAATTTAAAATCATTAGAACAATTTAACGCATTTGTAGTCGATGAAGCCGACGAAATGCCAGACTACGAAACATTTGAAAAAGTGTTTTTATCTATTAGGTCATTAAGTAAAAGAAATATTACTATTTTATCATTAAACCCTTCAAGCGTTCAACATTGGATATTTAAGAAATTCTTTAAAGATAAAGGATTAAAAGGTGGCGAAAATGTAATTGTAGATAACGTGCTATACATTCATACTTCTTACTTAGATTTGCCTAAAAAATTAGTTCCTGATAATATTTTATCTTACTACTCAAAATTGAAAACTGATAATCCTAAAAAATACAATCATGTAGTTTTAGGTCAATGGGTTGCTGAGGTAGATGGTCAAGTGCATAAAGCATTCAAACAATTATCATACGCAGAGTTTTTAAACATTGATGCAATTACGCATAGTTCAATTGACTTTGGAGCATCAGATCCAATGGCGGTATTAGATTGGAAATTTGTATCAAAAGGAGAAAACGATTATCATCTGTATTTTCATGAGCGTTGGTATGATTCTGAAAATGAAACAATAGACAAAATGCCAGACGAAAATCGTGAGATTTACAAAAAGACAGACGGTGGAGTTTTGCTTTACATTATGAATCAATTGCAACATGATAAGAATCGTTTTACTATTTGTGATACTGGAGGTAGTTCAGACAATTACGCAAGTAATAATTTTAAAATATCTACATTAAAAAACAGCGGATATAATGCTGTGCCAGCTCAAAAGTTTGCAGGTTCTATTCACTTTGGTAATGAGTTACTAAAAAACATAAATATTTACTACACAAAAGAAAGTACTAATATTGATTTTGAAGTACATAACTATACACTTGATTCAGATAGGGAGGGATTTATTGAAGGAAAGTATATTGATAAACATAACCATACAATTGATACGATGCGTAATGCTGTTATTTATCTATACAAAATTGGACTAATTAAATTAATTATGTAATTTTTATTTGTTCTAAATAAATTTTTATATATTTGTAAATAAATTTTATTATTAATGGGTTGGTTCGGATGGAATAATTCAAATAGTTTTCAAAGTAATGTATTATCTATACTAAGAGATAGATTAGGAAATATGCATTATACTATATCTGAAGGAAGTGCTAAATTCACAAAACACAAAACTATTCAAGCGTATAACCAAACTTATGCACTTCATAGAGTTATTGATTTAATTAAAGATACTGGTAAATTAGCGAATATTAACCTATACGAAAATGGTAAATTAAAAACAACTAATTACCTTTATCAAGTTAAACCAAAACCTAATCCGTATCAAACGTGGACTGATTTCGTAGAAGAATTTGTATTTTGGCACTCATTAGGAAATGTTTACTTTTGGAAGCCGAATACTACATTTGCTGAAAATCAAAACTATTACTTTTTAGATTACTCAAATTTTGATGATGATACAATTAAGAAGTTTAAGAAGTTCGGAAAGAAATTAAGCAATCAAAATTCAAATGAGTTTTTAAAAGAGTTTGGTAACCACATTATCAAATACAAATATTCAGATAATGAAACCCAAAATATTTCACTAAAAGAAGTCGTGATTATACCATCTGGAATTAATACGGATTCATGGTTTTTAGAAAATAACAAAATTGAATCAATACAAAAGCTTATTTCTAATTCAGAAGATACTTTAGACTCAAAGAATATTAACATTCACTTTAGTAAAAAGTATGTAGCGTATCAAGGCGTAAATAAAGACGATTTAGCTCAGCAAATTACAGGATTAGGAAAAACAGAAAGGGACGATATTAAAAGCAAAGTAATGTCAAACGAACCTTTGCACGTTTCAGGTTCTAATAATCTTGAAGTTAAGCGTTTTATTGATAACCTTAAAAACCTTGGTTTTGATGAAAGCTTCTTAAATGATTATTTGCTTATCGGAATGTTTTTTAATGTTCCTTTGGAAATATTAGGCGACTTTTTACGTGGTAAAGGCTTATCAAGTCAAGGCGATGCAAAAGAAAAAGCTATGATTCAATTTGTAGATATGTGTTTGATGCCTATTTTACAGAAGCTAACAGATGTTTTAGAATTGAAACTAAACGATAATCAAGAGGTTAAAGCTGAGTTTACGCATTTGTGGTTTATGAAGGTTGCTGTTAAACAACAGGCGGAACAAAGAAAAGCCGATTTAGATGCGTTAAAAATAGCTAAGGATTTAGGATTAGACGAATCAAAAGTACAGGAACAACTTAATATTATTTATAATGGGAATTAAAGAAATAAATCAGTTGTTGAAAGACAAAAATATAACTCCAGAATTTCGTAAAATGTTGGAGGAGAAAAAAGAAATATTGTTACACAATAAAGTAGTTAAGAAATGAAAAGAAAAATAAAACAATTAATTACGTCAGTTACTTTTCAAATAGGAGTTAACATTATTGGATTGCCGATTTTTGAAACTCATGATTTAAGTGAAACAATAATCTCAACTTCTAAATTTCATAGATAATGAAAATATACTGCAAAGAATTAGACAAAGAATTTAATAGCAAAGAAGAATTATTCAAAGCATTAGCCGAGAATGAAACTTTTATACATGATTCTAAAAAGTCGCAAGTTTATAAATCATTTGAAAAAGGCTTGCAAGTTGTAACCGACCAAAAGCAAATCGAAAAAGCATTTGATGCAACAGAAAAAGGAATTAAATTTGATTCAGATTATTATTACTTTGTTGTTAATTCGGCTAATTTCTTAGACTCTCATAGCGACGTTCACGTTGATGGGAATTGGAACAAGTCAGTAAAAGACCAACAAGGAAAAGTATATTTAGTTTTTGACCATTCTTTAAAACGTTCCGATATTATTGCAATGAAAAAAGACGTAGAAATGTTTACGGCTAAAATTTCTTGG